TAGAGAAAGGGGGTAACTATGGGAACAAATTTTGATGTTACCGCCATACTAAAAGCCAATGTTTCTGATTTTTCTAGTGGTATGAAAGAAGCACAAGCATCTTTACAAAGCCTTAAACATCAAACAGGCTCAAGTTTAGACAAGGTAAGTAACAGTCTTTCAGCGGTTGGTGCATCAGCAATTAAACTTGGTAGCGGTATGACTGCTACATTGACAGCACCAGTAGTTGCTGGCGTTACTGGTATCGTCAAATCATTTGCTGACCTTGAACAAAGCCTTGGTGGTGTAGAAACACTGTTTAAAGATAACGGTACAAGTGCTATTGGACTTGCTAAAAAATACAACATCACAGCCAAAGAAGCGCAAGCAATGTATGACACAATGGAAGCAAAAGGCGCAAGCGTTCTTTCCAATGCCAACAATGCGTTTAAAACGGCTGGTGTATCAGCTAACCAGTATATGCAACAAGTAACTTCATTTTCTGCAACCTTGCTACAAGGTTTAGGTGGAGATACTGAGAAGGCCGCCCAATATGCTGATAAAGCACTTGTACAAATGGCAGATAACGCCAATAAAATGGGTACTAATATGTCTGATATTCAAAACGCTTATCAAGGTTTTTCAAAGGACAATTATACAATGCTGGACAACCTAAAATTAGGCTATGGTGGTACTGCTGGCGAAATGGCACGGCTTGTTAACGAGTCAGGCGTTTTAAACGGAGAATTTGAAGCAACAGCGCAAAACGTGAAGGATATTCCATTTCATACTTTGATTGAAGCAATCGGCATCACTCAAGATAGATTAGGAATTACTGGAACAACGGCTAAAGAAGCAAGCGAAACTGTTTCAGGTTCATTCCAAGCTATGAAGGCATCATTTGAAAACTTAGTAGCGGGTCTAGGGCATGGCGAAGCTGATATATACGGCTTATTTGAAAATCTAAAAGAAACAGTATTGACATTCAAAGATAATGTCGTACGGGTTCTTTTGACAATATGGGACAATCTACCACTTGAGCCGTGGCAGAAATGGATAGGACTTATAGCAGTATCAGCTGGCCCCGCTTTGATTGCAATAGGTGGCGTTCTTTCCTTTGTCGCTAAGCTTATAAGTTCTATCACTTTAATATCTGGCGCAGTTTCTAAATTTTCAGCTCTATTTTCAGCATTGCAAGGTGGTAGCGGTATTTTAGGTACTATCGCAAGTGCTTTCGGAGCAATCAGCGCACCAGTCCTTGTTGTTATCGCAGTCATAGCTGGTTTAATTGCTATTTTAGTCGGTGTATACAACACAAGTGAAGAATTTAGAAACAAGGTTAATTCAGCATTTGAAGCAGTTAAAACAGCGGTCACAAACGCTATTCAAGAAGTTGTCAGCTTTGTTACTGACGTTTTCGGTACTTTGATTTCTTGGTGGGAAGAAAACCACGAATTAATCGAGCGTGTAGCTACTAAAGTTTGGAATGCTATTAAAACAGTAGTCGAAACAGTCACTAACTTCTTAGCACCTATGATTGAAACGGCTTGGAATGCTATTTGTACAACTATATCAGTCGTTTGGGGATTGATTAAGTCCACAATAGGCACTGGACTTGATTTTATTTTAGGCATTATCAAGGCAGTCATGCAAGTTATTGATGGCGACTGGTCGGGTGCTTGGGAAACAATCAAAGAAACAGCAAGTAGGCTTTGGGAAAATATCAAGAACATCATCCAACAATACTTGGATGGTATCGTTCAAATCTTTAGCGGTATCTTTGAGTTCTTAAAAACTGTTTGGGAAACAGGGTGGAACGCTCTGATTACATTCTTAGCGCCAATTTGGGAAGGTATTAAACTAGCAGTTCAATCAGGTATTGATGCAGTAACTACTTTCTTCCAAAACTCAATGACTGGTATTCAAACAACTTGGGAAAATGTATGGAATACAATAACAGCTTTTATTGGCCCGATTTGGACTGCTATTTATGAAACAATTTATACAACATTAACGACTATTTGGACATACATTCAAACTACGTTTGAAGCGATCAAAGCTATATTTACGAACGCTTGGGAAATTATTAAGACTATATTCGCTACGGTATTATTGGTTATTTATGGTTTAGTTACTGGCAATTTTGACTTGGTAAAAGAAGCAATCTCGAACGCTTGGACAATTATCCAAGAAAAAACCGATGAAGCTTGGAACGCAATCGTAACATTCTTGTCAACGGTTTGGGAAAACATCAAATCCGCAGTCATGGGCGCTTGGGAATACGTCAAGACAACCATTTCAAACGCTATTGAAACGGCTAAACAGACAATTATCAATGTTTGGAATGCTATTGTGGCGTATTTGAAAGGCGTTTTAGAAAATATCAAGTCAAGCATCTTGAGTGCTTGGGAAAACGTGAAATCAACTGTTTCAAATGCTATTGAAAACATCAAGAATGCAGTTGTTAACGGTTGGAATAATCTAGTAAACACAATTACTGGTGCTGGACCTCAAATTGTATCAGCGACGCAAAGCGGATTCAGAAATGCGGTTGCAGCTGCTCGCGATTTTGTCAGCAATGCTTACAACGTCGGACGAAATCTTATTATGGGATTTGTGAACGGTGTCAAAAACGCTGCGGGCGCTTTGATTGACGCAGTAGGCGGTGCGGTTCGTGGTGCTATTGACTGGGCAAAAGGTTTGCTCGGTATTCATTCGCCTTCACGGGTATTCAGACAGTTTGGTGAATACACGGACGAAGGGTTTGTTATCGGTGTAAACAGTAAAGCTGGCGCAGTCATGAAAACAGTCGGAAACATGGCACAAGGGGCGATTGATGCGTTTACTGGTAAAGACCTAGCCGGAACATTACAAGGAGAATTAAACGCCGTTGACGGCCAATTAGGGCGTTTGACTGGCTATGATACATCGGTTGACTTCAACGGCGGTACAATCACAGTCGGACAGCAATCTGCGGACATCGTTCTAAAAATGGGCAATACAACGTATAGAGCCTTTACGGAAGACATTACAAGCGCTCAAGAAATGGAATTGACATTGGCAAGTTATTAGAAAGGGTAGAAAACCATGTATGGATATTCAAAATTAGAAAAACACAATGACATCGTGGCGAGTACGCCTAGCGATAACATGAGCATAAACGGAACGCCCGTCAACGAGATTGTGGACGGGTATAGGCAACTATCCGTATCGGGTAGAGGTTTAGTCGGGCAAGAGGTCAAAACGACCTCTATTGCCGGCCGTCGTGGAGTATGGATCGAAGATATTTCAGAGCCGTCAAGAGTGCTTGAAATCAAGTACAAACTCGAAGCTGAAACAAGCGAAGCATTACGAGAAAAATTCGATAAATTGAACTTATTTTTACGAACGACAAATAGTTCAAACTTGCTTGAAGTAACATTCAAGGATGAACCGAATTTTACTTACTTTGCTATCTTTAGCGGTGCTGATAATTTTGAGGAAAACTCAAAAAGCATTGTCAGCCGTTTCTCTTTGCTCGTTCCGGACGGTTATAAAAAATCACGGTTGAAAGATTCAGCAGGACAAATTGAGTTGTCGGGTGCTTTTGAAGTAACGCCTGGAAAAATCGTAGTTACTACAACGAAAACAACGAACACAGTCAGAATCACGAACGGACGACAAACAATTTCATTTACTGGCGCTTATGATGCTAATCAAGACATTACAATCTTGTTTGAAATAAACGAGGTAAAAGCCTTGTATAAAGGCCGTAGCATTCTGAGTGAACTTGACTTGTTTAGTGATCTAGAGAATTTCAAGGTCAGAAACCGTGATACCGTTTCAGCAACGAATGCACGAGTTAAAGAAGTGAAATGGAGGGATGAGCGACGATGATTTACTTATTCGATAAAGACGAGCGACTTATAAAGCTAGTCAAGAAAGATGCTATCAAGTCCGCCCTTCAAAAATTCACTTTAACGACTGAGAAATATGTGTCAGACCGTTTGACCGTTGAAATGATTGATTTGACAGCGCAAGAATTGGAACAAGTGGAATATATGGCTATTCAGTCAATTGATGATGCGCACAAATTCCACTTTTTCTATATTGCGCAGAAAATTTCAAATCAAACTTTGACCCTTGTCGGTGTTCAGTCTGGTATTGAAGAATTGAGAAAGTCGGTAGCCTTAGACAAACGCCCTAAAAATTCATTTGCTAGACCTGTTATTGATGAATTGCTTGCTGGTACGAACTGGCAAGCACGTTTTGTTAGTGAAACAAGTCAACGATCAACAAACTTTTACTATATTTCAACCTTTGAAGCCTTGAAAAAGGTCTGCCAAGTTTGGAATTTAGAAATGCAGTTTTTCGTTGAAATGAACGGAAACAAAATCGGCGCACGATATATTGATTTCAAGCAAAAAATCGGTGAAGCTACTGGCAAGCGTGTTGTTTATGGGCACAATGCACTTCAAATCTTGCAAGAAGTCGAGCGCACAAACTTATTCACGGCTTTGATTGGACGAGGTAAAGGCGAAGAAATCAGCGCTCCAAGTGAAGAAAACGCACAAGGTACTTATGGTCGCAGAATTACATTTGAAAATGTCGTTTGGGAGAAAACCAAAGGCGCACCAGTTGACAAACCAAAAGGGCAAAAATACGTTGAATTGCCCGAAATGACGAAAAAATACGGTATTAAGAACGCAGATGACACAATGCGAGCCAAAATTGGCTTTGTAGTCTTTCAGGAGGAAGAAGACGCAAACGCACTTATTAGACGAACCTACGAGCAGTTAGTAAATGCTTCACGTCCACAGTTGACTTTGAAAACGTCAACGGTTTACTTGAAAAATGTCAACATTGGCGACACTATTCGAGTAGTACGACACGATAAGAAGCTAGATTATGACACCCGTATTTTTGAAATCACGTTTAACCGCTTGAATAACGAGTCAAGCGATATTAAATTGGGCGATAGGATTTCAGAAAGCAATGAAGCTAAAATCCAAAATATCGCTAGCCAGAAAGCAGATGAATTGATTTCATCTAGTTTTGACGGGTTGATTAAAAACTTACCGGACTTTTTGCCAAGTGCTGACGGACTGAACAAAAACTGGTACGGAGCGAATGATCCAACGAAAACGCACGCTGGGAAAGTTGTTATCAATGATATATGGTTCAAACCGAATCCGGAACATGAAGGACAGACAATCATGTTACGTTGGACGGGTGAAGTTTGGGAAGAGGTTATCCGGTCAAACAACAGTCAAGAAATCATTGACGAAATCAACAAGCGTTTTGACAATCTCAATATTTCGGGCGTTGACGAAGCCAAAGCCAAAGCAGAAGAAGCCTTGAAAAAAGCTGGTGCAAGCACTGACCTAGCATATAAAGCAAAGAGCCTAAGCGACCAAATTTTAGGCGACATGAACACCTTTAAAAGTGATTATCGTGCTGATTTGAACGGTATAAACTTAAGAATCAATCAAACAACCGCAAATAACGTTCAGATGTTCAGTACGTTTACAAGCGATATTAACGGGCGCATGGCTCAAATGGCAAGTCAAGTTGAAGGCAAGGTTAATCAAGCGGATTTCCAAAGCGTAAAAGAAACTGCTCAGCTATATGAGCGAATTTTAGGTGGCGCTGAAAATGACGTGTCGAGAAATATTTCACGTTTAGTTATGAGCGACCAAGTTTTTCAGACTGAAGTCGGAAATTATGTTATTGATGATAATAACCTAGTTGTCAACTCCGAAACGCTTGACAAGAGCACAACTAGCGCACTTAAAAAAGGAGTGTCGATAGTAAATAATAACGGAGTATTCACTATTGATATTAACGGTTTAACAAGTGCATACTGGGGTGGTTTCACCTTACCGATTTATGTCCCAAAAATTTTAAAAGGAGAAGTTTATACACTCGGTTTTAAATATAGAATTATGCGACAGCTAGACCATGATTTTAGAGTTACTATAAAAAATCACGGCAAGAATAAGTCGGTTTTAGTAAAAACAGTTGAAAATGCTAATTCGCCCGCTCTAAGTGAATGGAAAGAATTCCAAGGAACATTCACTATGACCGAGGATTTTGAGTTTGGAACGGATGCGCATTATCCTCTATTCTTCTATCTAGTTAAAAATGGCCATGTAGAAGTTAAAGAACCGATGCTTGTCCGAGGAGTACGAACTGGAAGTTTTAAACCAAGTCAATTCGATGAAGCCTATCGAGGCATTGAAGCAACACGAACGCAAGTCACACAGCTTTCTAATTCGTGGGCAGTCAAGGCTTTAAATAATGCCGGCGATATCCTCGGACAGTTGAACTTGAATAAAGACGGTTCAGTCCGCATCAATGATGCGCTCGTTGCAGTTGGTGATAAAACCTACATTAAAGACGGCGTTATTAAGAAGTCAATGATTGGTAACGCTCAAATCGGCACGGCTCACATCGACGAGATAGACGCAAGTCAAGCAAGGCTTATCAATGTATCGGCAAAAAACATCGTCGCAGAGGGTTTGACGGCGAACATTATTCGAGGCGGGAAGTTATCATCGTTAAATGGCGTGACAGATTTTGATTTACAGACTGGTTGGATTGAAATGAATCAAGAAGCAGTAGGAATCAGAAATAGATTCGCTGGGAAACCTATGCAATTTCTTATCTTTGGCCAAGGTGCCATCAACGGAGTTCCTGGAGCATATACTCAATTAATGAGTAACCGAAATGGTCGAACAGGTATCGAGCATACGTCGGCAGGTATTCAAATTTGGAATGGGCGCTCAGGAGATAACGTTCAAACCTCTATCACATTTTATGGTAAGTCGATGGTTTTTTCACCTAGTTCTATCGCTGGAGGGGTAACACTTAATACTGAATCTAAAACCTTGCAAGGCATGAACGACATTCTAATTCGTGATAAGTCATTGGCTGAACTATTCAATTTGATTGATAAAAATTTCAAAGGCCTTGAAGATCACTTGAAACGCAACAAGCTCGGAGCACCTGGATATTATCGAACTAATATGTAGAGAGGAATTTTATGAACACAGCAAATAAAACGATTGAATGTGCAAATTACAAAGCTCTTTATGAAGAAGCGCAAATGCAACTTCAAAAATTACAAGCAGATAAAGAAGAAAAGGAAGCATAATATATGACATTTAAAGTTGTAAATAAGTATTTACAAGAAAACAACCGTACATTCGTAGCAATTCGTCAGGAATCACCATATACGGCTTTAGATCGTGTTTTGATTGGTGACCGTGTGAACGAAACAGACGAAGTTCTTATCCAAGCGGTGCTCGGTCAAGTGGCTACTGAGCTAAACCCAGCAGATGGCGTGAAGAAGTTACAAGAAGACTTGCACACACAAGCGCAAGAATACGAAGTCAAACTTGAACAGAAAGATGCTAAAATTGCGGAAGTAAAAGCCGTCGCAGATTGGGCAGTATTGGCTCGAGTTACAGACACAGACAATCCGCTTGATCCAACAGTCTTTAAACGTGGATTGGAACTTGTCGAACTCGGACAAACTGACAAGACTTACCAATCGCAAGAAATTTTCACGCTTGAAAATCCTAATCATGTCGAAAAATTCCAAGAAGGGAAACGCGTCATGATTCAAGTCAATGAGCCGTTCACGTATCAAGGGCAGACGCTTGAACAACTCGCAGACCTTGAACGAAACGGTAAGCTGGGCGTCTGGAAATGGACTGAACCAAAACCGGAGAACCCATCTAACGAGCTAGACACACAACCCGTTCAATAGACCACTATTTCAGAAAAGGGGTGGTTTAATTGGAATTTTTAACTGTACTTGATAAACTAACGCCCGTCTTAATCGTGATTATTCCTAGTTATTTCTCGTTCAAAAGTACGCAAAACACAAAAGAAACTGAAAAGCAAATCAATGTTCTTACCGACGAGATTAGCGACCTTAAAAAGTCAGTTGGTGAAGTAACGGAAATTGGACGAGAAAATCGGGATAATCTTTCACTTATCGGAAAAGGCTTGCA